TGCCGTCAAACATTGTCGCATAGTCTTGTTCTATCTTTACATAGGATTTACTTGCAAGATTGTATATGTAATGTGTACTGGCGAGTAAGCCACTTGCGGATGCAGCCAATACGTCTTGGTTCTTTGTAATACGGTATTCTGTTACGGACTGCATATCGTCCTCGATGGGTACATTACGACTACTTGGTTGTACAATAAACTTCTCTTTGGGCTCACGAGGACCACTAGGTGTATGGGATAAACTCTCATATGTGCGAAGATTATAACCACGGTGATTTTCAAAGAAGAGGAAACCGGCACCCTCAAATACTCTACTACGGCAACGGTCTCTCACCATGTTGAGAAAATCAAATGGTTTCATATTGTTACCGGTCAGCTTAATGCGTAAGTCACTTGGCTCTGTCGCCACTGCTTTGTTTGTTTTTAATACGTCCTGAAGTATTTTTACGGCTATCTCATCACCAGACCCTTCATAAGCACTTTTCACTCGTGTACGTTGATTGAGTAGTGTTTCTTTACTGCTGAAGTGTATCGTATAGACTTGTTGTCTCTCCTCTGTGCGTATCATGTTATTGACTTTGTATATACGTCCTCTATGGCGACGGAAGTTCAATGTTTCTGTATCTTCGCTTGTTGCGATTTCAAACTCTATATCTTCTTGTCCTATGATAGGGAGATTTTGTACATGATTGGCACTATCCATAATCGTCAGATTGCCGTACAGATTGCTTGAGTGTATACTTTCATACACGTTCAGTTCTAATACCAAGTCTTTGATATCCATACTCCCTGAAGAGCTATGTACTATAACACTCTCTAATTTATAATCACCAGCAAATTGCATATGTTATCTTCGTATTAGTTCTTCAAACTCGTTTCTAAATTGCGCTACGTATGCTCTATCTAGTAGTTTTATACGTCTTTTGTTGTCGTTTTCTGTTTGTTCGTGTTCGTAGTTTGTAATTGTTACTGCACCGGCTGTATCACTTGCGACTTGTAACTTGATTGTTGTATCACCACTTGTCTGAGCCAACTCATAATGATGTGCTCCATCTGGATCGTCATACCTATCATTGACATATTCTGTCAAAGACGCTTGGTCCATAGGCCAATCATGTCTGCTTGTAATATTATTGACCGTCACTATGACCCAATGATAGAGTGGATTATCATAGTATTTTGACGCTACAATGTCTGGTGTCTCACCGTCATGTACGGTATATTCATCAAAGACCAATGTATTCGCACGGACATTCGCTTTAAGGTTGACACGGCGTAAAATATCTGTTATAAGTGTTCTATATTGATTGTCTTGTACGTCATACTCATATGTGGGAAATTTTTTAAAGTACATACTAGAATCCCTCTACAATCTTCTCTTTTGTCATTATCTCGTTCTCTTGGAAGTTTAACGTCATATTGATTTCTGTTGGAGGAGGAGCCGCACCGTTACCGGTCTCTATAGGGCGAAAGTGTTGTGTCTCGCCACCGGGACCGTAATCTACGTCCATGCTCTTTAATACACTGCCAGCCGTGAAAGGGTACCAAGTGTTTTCTTTCCCTTGGAACATATAGTACACTTCAAATTCACTAGGGAATATCAAGTGACGACCTATTTCTTGGTCTTGTACTCGCTCAGGCAGCATGTGAAACTTAAATAACTTAATAATGTTATCTACTGTACGCACCTCATTCTCTGTCCTTGGTGTAAAACGAAAACTAAAACTGTATTCACGCAAATCCACAGATTGGAATATCGCCTCTACTGCTGGGTTTAACGCTTTCTGCATTCCTTTTCTTATAACACCCTCTAAGTCACCAGCACCTACAAGACTTGTAATGCCGGCACCTATTTTAAGACCCATTGTATCTATAAATGCGTCTTTGATTGTGTTAAATGTACCGCTGTTAGATAGGTTTGCTAGCATTGTGTCTATACTTGTACTGTCTGCTAACTGACCACCAATGACACCGGCTAATCCAGTCTCACTATTTTTATAGTTTGCGCCGTACTTTGACTTGATGTTGGGTGGCATGTAGAGTGATATCACGTCACTTGTACGTTTTAAACGACCACTACGCTTTAATGCGCCACTTAATCCTTTTTCTTCTTGTCTTTTGACTAACTTCTCATTCCCTTTGTAAGGGTATGCCGCTGAGGCGCTTGATGTTACGCCCTCTGCTTTCTTATGATTTTTAAATACTGTCTTTTGCTGACCACGTTGTCCTTGGTCTTGTATTGTTGATGTCGTTGATGTTGTCTGTGGTCCGCTGTATCTACTCTTGCTTACTTCGTAGATGTAAAACATTAGATAATGACCAAACTCTGCTGTACCTAAGTCATCTGGATACTGCACAGTACCCAATGAGTATTTGTTCTTATCTATATCTAAATGTGCGGTTGATGTGTTACTTCTTGTCTTACGAGATAAATCTACACCAGCAGCTGCTGATGCTTGACTTGACCCACCCAATATACCGCCAAATAGCTTACTTCGTAGTTTATTTGCTAAGCTTGACATACTACTATTTATGTGTTATAACGGCTGAATTGTTGACCAATGTTTCAATACATCCTCAGTAATAATCTGAAACTTATAATCTCTTTTCTTACAGTATGCTTCACACGCTTCCCACTTCGCTTGATTGATGATGTATTGTTCAGTAGTGTATTTCCAATCTTTTGTTACACGCTTGGGTTTAGGAGGCATTTTTGTGTATTTTTTAGGCTTGATTTCTAGCACGGATTGTGTTATAATGCCATCTTTGTTTCTATACTTTAGCCAAACATCTGGGAAATACCGGTGTATTCTCTTATCAAACGGACTGCGATACGGTACAAAAAACTCCTCACTAGACCATTGTAACACAGCTGGTGATAGGTCACAATACTTAAATACTATCTTTTCCCAACTACTGCGAAAGATGATATTGGTAGGGTCGCCCTTGTACTTGCTCTTGTTGATAGGTCTATACTTGTTAGATACCGGCATTCTATGTACATACTTCCCTATTTTCTTCTTTGCCATGTCCATATTTAGACATAAATAGTATTATTATGGCAACTCAATCAATATTTGATACAATTCGTACGGCAGCGGCAGATAGAGACTTATCTATCAATTGGTATAAAAAGAAAGTTGCTGAGTTATCTAACAAGATATCTGCAGCTAAACTTATGCGCTCTGGCAAATTGTTCAGTACACCGGGACCCGGTGCGTTAAACTTCTTTCGTTATGACCCAAAAACAAAAGTATTGTTGCCGTATTATGATATATTTCCACTTGTACTACCAATACAACCAGCACCAGGGGGTTTCTTAGGGTGTAATTTTCACTATCTCCCTATTCCACTACGCATGAAATTATTAGAGACACTAGACAAAAGAAATTTTAAGGGGAACTATAAAGCATTAAAGAACATCAAAGAAATTAAACCAACGATTAAACACTACTTGCGTTCTCAACTCAAATCAAAATTTTTGAGATTAGAACCAGATGACTTTGCACCCGCTATACTTATGCCAGTACAGCAGTTTAAGAAAGCAGGCGCTAGTACAGTTTATTCAAATAGTAGGAGAATGATTTAATGGCTATCTTTAGACAGGGTAAGAGAGTAGGACCGTTTGATATAAGATTAGGACTACCACGTGGGAGAGAGTATGATAACATACCCGGTGATCCACGTATCAAACAACGTGCAAATCCAGAAACAACAGTTAATCGTTTTAGAGGAGCGTTATCAACTGGTGAGGGTGTGGCACGTGGTACTCGCTTCTTAGTCAACATTACATTGCCGTCTAAGATACAAACAGATACAAGAAGTGGTGGTAATTTTGAGCAAGCAAATGCCGGTAATACTGCGAACAGTAACAATGTAGATATGGCACAGCAAGTTGCTTTGATGTGTACTAATATTACTATGCCAGCAAGAACATTGAATACAAGTCCATATCGTATCGCTGGTGCGCCGTATAAATACCCTACTAGCGTACAGTATAGTGACGTTACTGCAACGTTTATTGGTGATAAGTTTTTACGTCTTCGTAACTTCTTTGAGGAGTGGCAAGCACTTGTTTATGACAATCAAACTGGTATGTTTAACTTCTACAAAGAATACACAGCACCAATAGATGTGTTTCAGTTAGGGTCATTTCAAGTCGCTGAAGATAGAGACAGAGCAACATATGGTATCAGAATGAGAGAAGCATTCCCAAGCGCAATAGGAGAAGTCAACTACGATAGTGGCACTCAAAACAGTTATGTTGCAATTACAGTTACATTCTCATATAGAGATTGGTTAAACTTTGACTTAGATATAGACAGCACCGGTAAAGTTGGTGGTCTATCATCTGGAGAAGTAAAACCCGGTGGTGGTTTCTTAAACGGACTCCCACCAGAATTAAGAAGAACCGGCCGTGATGTATTGAATGGTTTGAAACGGTCAATTCCAATTGGTAAAGTATTTGGTGGTAAAATATTCCCGCCACTTACTTTTTAATATTATAAAGGAGATTAAATTATGGCTTTGCCACTACTAAACACACAAACATTTGAGCTTAATGTACCTAGCACAGATGAGAAGATTAAATATAGACCCTTCTTAGTAAAAGAAGAAAAGATACTTTTACAAGCGCAAGAGGGTGACGATACGGAGATGATTGACGCTTTGATGACGATTATTGAAAACTGTACATTTGGTAAGATACAACCACATAAGTATCCGTCATTTGATATGGAGTATATCTTTCTAAAGATACGTTCTAAAGCAGTTGGTGAAAAAGTATCGTTAAACCTAACATGCCCAGATGATAATGAAACGAAAGTACAGCATACAGTTGATTTATCTAAAGTTGAGGTCGAAGTGGAAGATGGACATACAAACAAGATAGCATTAACTGATAATGTAAGTATTGTAATGACATACCCTACAGTAAAAACATTTGCTGGTAGAAATTTGAAGGGACTTAAAGCAGCTGATACTATTGCCATGACTGGACAATGTATTCATCAAATTATAGACGGTATTGAAACATATGAAGCAAATGATTTGTCAGAGCAAGAGATATCTGACTTCTTAGAAAATCTGACACAAGCACAGTTTGCTAAGATACAAAGTTTCTTTGCAACAATGCCTAGATTAAAGCATGTCGTTAGTGTAACTAACCCTAAAACTAAAAAGAAGGGTAAAGTAACACTAGAAGGTATGCAAAGTTTTTTTTAATATGCCTCTCTCATATTAATTTAGAACAATATTATGAATTGAATTTTAAAATGATACAGTTACACCATTGGTCGTTAACTGAAATTGAAAATATGTTACCATATGAGCGTGAAGTTTATCTTGCTTTATTAAATGAGCATATAAAGGAAGAAAATAACAAGTATAGAGAGGCGCAACGAAAGAGATAAGATGGCTGAAGAAGAAATAAAAAAGACGGTGACAGCACCACAACCACATCCAGCAGATAGTAATGGTGATGGTAAAGTGTCTGAAAAAGAACATGAGATGTATTTACATTTTAAACGTAAAGAGTTAGAGGACGCTGACGCTATGAGAGACGCTCAACGTAAGATGACATGGTTTGCTTTGGCGGGTCTATTACTATACCCAACAATGATTGTTGTTGCAATACTTGCCGGTTTAGAAACTGCAAGTGAAATACTAGGAGATATGGCACCTACATACTTTGTTGCTGTTGCTGGTATTGTTGCGGCTTTCTTTGGTTCACAAGCATATTCAGGAAAAAAGAAATAGAGTAGATTATGGCTGATTTTAAAGACGTAATAATGCGACTACAGGAGAATAAGAATGACAATAGAGAAGTCATTGAAACTCAAACTAAAGAGTTGGTCACTACGGTTGAATCAACAACGAAGTCACAGAATAGGTCTTTTGGTCAATCACTCGCTTTACAATTCAAAAAGAATAATGATAGTCTTGCAACAATAAAAGAAACATTTACTAACAACTTTAGTGAAATGATATCGTCTGCGGAAGACCAAGCAAATGCGGCCGCTGATAGACAACAAGGAATTGCTGATGAAGCAGAGAGACAATCATTACTAGACACCAAAAAAGGTGGGGGTGATGATGGTTCAAAAGAAGCAGATGGCGTTGGTAAAGAAACTAAAAAAGGATTAGCCGGTATATTAGGAAAACTAGGTATGGGTGCTGGTGCAGCTATGCTTGGTGGTGGTGCATTACTTGCTGGTGCTGGTATTCTTGCCGGTGGTGCAGGATTCTTACTCAAAGAATTAAATGATTTAGATGGTAAAGCAGTTCGTGCCAATGTAAAAGAATTAATGGGCATATCTGACGATATGGGAGGAAAAGTAGAGTTCTTCCTTGAAGGTGGTTCATTCATGCTTGCAATGACAGGTCTTGGTCTTGGTTTAGCCGCATTTAGTATTGGTGCTGGTGTTGCAACTGCTGTAGACCATTTCTCTGGAGAAAGTGAATTTGCTAAAAACATCCGTGCTAATGTAAAAGAATTATTAGCAATCAATGATGACCACGGTGGGTCTATGGACTTCTTAGCAAAAGGTGGTACTTTTGGTATTGCTATGACAGCAATTGGTTTTGGTCTTGCCGCTGTAAGTGCTGGTGTTGCCGTATCAAAAGCATTTGATATGTTCAGTCAAGGTGATAATCAATTTGCTGTTAACATAAGAAAAAATGTAAAAGAATTATTAGCAATCAATGATGACCATGGTAGCAGTATGGATTTCTTATCAGATGGTGGGACATTCTTTGTTGCAATGACAGCCATAGGTGCCGGTTTGGCAGTATTTGGTGCTGGGTCTGCTGTAGCGGCAGCGTCTGATACTTTTCTAGCACTTGATGCTGAGAGTATCGTTAATAATGTTTCGACACTATTGGGTATCAATGATTTATTTTCAGGGTTTGGAGATGCATTAGTAGAAGGGGGTACATTCTTCGTTGCAATGACGGCTATTGCTGCCGGTCTGGCAGTATTTGGTGCTGGGTCTGCTGTTGCAGCTCTAACAACTGCTGGTGGTGATTTCGTTAACCCAGATTGGGCACAAGGTATAGTTGATAATGTTACTACACTATTAAGTATCGCCAGTTTAGAAAATCTTGGTGACACGGCATTGTTCGTTGCCACTATGACTGGTATTGGTGCTGGCTTACTTGCATTTAGTGTTGGTAAGGGTGCGGCAAGTACAGCAGAGATTATTACACAATTCTCTGGTGTTGATTTTACACAAACAATTAAAGATAACGTCACAGATTTATTAGGTATCATGGACGATCCTAATATCAACGTATCTAAAGCGGCAGACTTCACAACCGTAATGGGTGTTATAAGTGCTGGTCTATTGGCATTCTCTGGTGGTAAGTTAGTATCTGCTCTTGCTAATGTAGGTACATCTATACTTAACTTCTTATCAGGCGAAAAGAGTCCTGTTCAGGAGATGTTAGACTTGGCTGATAGTGCTGATGACCTAACAACTGCTTCAACGGCACTAGATAGTCTGGCAGTATCACTAATGTCCATATCAGGATTACAGTTTGATGGTAAAAAGATTAATATGAAAGAGTTTGCTAGTGACTTAGCAGAGAGTGTGCCAGTTATAGAGGCAGCCATTATGGGTGGCACAATAAAGAAATTTGGTCTATTCAATGATATAGACTTTCAAGGTCTCGCAAGTCCAGAGGTTGATTTTGAAACAGCAGCACAAAATATATCTATGTTAAGAGAAGCGTTAGGTTATGAGATGGCTCAGCAACAAGATAGAAGCGCTGAAGCAAGTGCTAACAATAATGCACCGGTAGTGTTACAAAGTGATAATAGACAAAATTTAGTGAGTAATACAAGCAGTAGCACATTCTCTATACAAAAATCTACTACTGCTCCTGATTTGACAATGGGTGAATTAAGTTACGACTTTTAGTCTAGGTGTTTTCATCAAGGTCAATAAGTTTTTTCTCGTCTGTTGCTTCGTCTGTTTTTTTAAATTTTTCATTTTAGTTCTCCCTTTGAATTGATTAGGCATTGTGCCCATGCTCCTAGTTAAAGTCATTTGTTCTCCTATGATTGAAATGTGTATATCTGTATCAGTTCTTCCTTTCCCTTTACTTTTATTTCCCCAATACTCTTAGTCTTAAATGTATCTGGTAACAATTCCTGTGTATATGATGACCATATAGTCTTATTGTCTATATGTTCGTGTCGTCCAGCAGTTGCTTCTAGTCTCGCTGCTAAGTTCACGGCGTCACCTACTACAGAATAGTCAAGTCTTGTTTTTGACCCCATGTTACCCACAATAGCTGTACCGGTATTCACACCGGTGCCAACATTGATATCTGGTAGTCCTCGTTCTTTGTAGAGGACTTTTAACTCTTTAACTTTGTCTTCTATTTCTTTACATGACTTGATAGCCATTTCAGCATGATTGTCCATATCTAACGGCGCACCAAATATACCCATAATACAATCGCCCATAAACTTATCAATCATACCACCGTTGTTCATTATGATGTTACTACACTCGTTCAGAAACTCGTTTATTAATTCTACTAAGCCCTCTGGGTCATCTTTATTCTTATAGTATTCACTTATAGGTGTAAAACCTACAATGTCCATGAATAGATAACTCATAGTCTTACGTTCTCCTCCTAGTTTTAACTTACTAGGGTCTTTTACTAGTATTGCCACTTGGCGTGGGTCTAAATACTTTTCAAACTGTTTTCTTATCTGCTGTTTGGCACGGAACTCTAAGATGAAACGTAAAAATGTGCTGTGGAATGCTACTATAGTAGCCGTCAGCAAAATCCAAGTAATGTCTAGTAATAATAGACTGCTCTCATAGAGCATTGTGAAAGTATTACCAACGCCAATGTATAAACCAATCAATGCCACAGCAATAAGCCAGTATGGACTAAATCTACACAGCAATACTATAACACATCCTAGGAGAAATGCAACAGCTATTTCATATAGAAAGTCCCAACGTTGTATTGTCTCACCGTCAAGTATTGTTTGTAATGTGTTTGCACTTATCACATAATCATACTGTTCACCAATTGGCGTTGCAATCACGCCACCTAGTCCCTCTGCCGTCATGGCTAGAATAACTGTTGTACCAGCGGCTGCGGAAAAATCATCACTCGCTGCTGATATCGTGTTAAACTTTTTGTTCCAACGTACCCATATTCTCGCATTACTATCAGTATTGATTGTAGCATATGCCGGTACTCTCATTGCAATTACACCACTTTGGTCTGCTTTGACTTGATAAGACGGATCACCAACTGCAACTCTAATTGTTTCTATCGCCATGTTGGGATAAATATTCTCATCAATCTTCATCAATAGTGGTACTCGTCTTACAACACCGTCTATCTCTGGCGCTGTATTGATAACACCAACACCGTTTGCACAATTACTTAAAAACAATTCTGGACCAACCATACCCGGCCACTCATACAAAAAGTCTAGTGGATTCCCTATCTTTGCAACACCACGTGGTACTGCATTACTTGTATTTTTTTGTGTAGTCCCTACTTGAGCAATGACGGTGCCGTATCCTAATGCATTACAAAACTCCTCATCACCACCAAATCTATCTGGCTCACTAAACAATATAGGCATAACAATAATGCCAGTCTGTGCGTTTCGTAAGTCATAAATGATTTGCGCTAAAGTATCTCTTGGCCAAGGCCATTGTCCGTACTTCTCAATCGCTTCTTCGTCTATTGTAATGATTGTAATATCTGATGAGGGTGTGACTTCTTCTTGTTGTAATACAAAGTCAAATGATTTAAGTCTCAACAACTCTTTAAAGCCTGGGTCTTGTAACCCAATATATGTCAATAATATGACGGTAATAAATGCTGTTGACCAATGGGTCAAATATCTCATATAAGCTATTTAGTTTAGTTTTGATTTACGGTCAGCGTACAGAAAGTATGACCACACCACAAAGTATTAGAGTATGACTTGTTATTACCGGTCTGATTAATATAGACAGATGAACCATTACTTGTTCTACCATCTACATCTACATTGATTGCATTACTATCACCTATTTGATTTAACGATATGATAAATCCATCCATACTGATTATATCAAAGTCAATATCATTGTTTTCACCGTCTTGTACTATGTCTAAATTACCACCAGTTGTATCATTATCTATTGTTAAGTCTAAATCGTTAGCCAGTATATCATTACTACCACATGAGAATAAACAGTATATTAGAACTATTGCCACTATCCACTTTAACATACTACTATTTAGTTACTCCCAACTGTTTTAGAGATAATTGTTTCTTTCTGCTGTACGTCTTTTTGCTCTTCACCACTCTCATTTTGTACTTGGGTGTTCTCAACGTCTGTGCTATAGGATTCTTTTTTTTCATTTTTCTTCTTTGTAATCTTTTTCATCTTTTCAATATATCTACGATATACTGCCGCTTCTGCGGTTTTACCCATTTCTTTTGCTCGCTGCTCCATTGCCACAGCAGCTTGTATTTTGTGTGCGTGTGATTTACCAGAACCCTCTATTTTCTTTACACTAGCATTAGCATCTTTTACTGTTGCAAATTTGAGACCGTGTATTGTACCTTTTGGGTTTTCATCTGTGTATAAGTCACTATGTTTCTTACTACCAGCAGGCTGTCCCTTCTTTCTAGGTATTCTAGGTGCCTCTGTAAATTCTTTAAATGACTTCATTGTATTTGTATTATTGTTATCTCGTTATCCTGTCCACCAAGTTCAAAATCATACATTTCAAACTCTCCTTGTATTATATTTATATAATATCCATATTGCTTATCTAGTCTTAGTTCAATATATTGTCCGCCAGCATCCTCTCGTGCCCATAACCATTGTGGGTCTTCATCTAGTATAATCACACCGGTCTCTGGATTCTTACCTAGGTATATACCATCTACACCTTTTCTCTTATCAAACTCATTTTGCATTTGTAATGCCAGTTCTTTGTTTATTTGTGCTAGAATATCTGCTAAAAAGTTTTGTTCTAAAAAATCTATATCAAGTCCTGTAATATATAAATCTTCTTCTTCTTCTAAGTAATCAACTTCTAAATCATCAAATTGTAAAAAGTCTATGTCTAATGCGTCTGCTACGGCTTTGAGTTTTGCTTCATAGTTTTCTTCTTTTAACTCTGCTGGTTTGGCAACAATCAACATGTTGTTTATCATGTCTAATTCTAAATCTAATCTTACAGGTGGTGATGGAGGATTGGCTGGTGTATTTACTTGTGTTGCTTGAAAGGCTTGGTTAAGTATTACTTGACCAGCGGCACTTTCTACACTTATCTCACCTACAAAACAATTACCACTTACGTCACAACTTGGTAATAATATGATTGTACTGCCACCAAGTTCATCTATTGTCATAGAAAAATCTGTACCACGGACACCTATTGTTGCCGTAGGTGTTGTTATCTGTACATCTTGCCGTGAAGTCTTGGCAATTTGACCAGAAGCATATCGTACAGTCCCTAATTTAGCAGATAGAGATAACTTTCCCTTCTTGGTGTTTGGGTCATATACAAATTCATCTATAATAAGTTTGCTGTGTTGAGTTACATCAACTCTTGTATCGTCAATAAACAATATGCCTACTTTGCCGTTGCCGGTCTTTACTGTATCAAATTGTTCTATTGAAAGTTCTTTTTCTAGTGTGGTGTCTTCTTTGTTTCTCTCTACGACACCGTTACCCTCTAGTTGGTCTACGTTACCTATGCTAGCACTTAGAGCGCTAGCATAGAATAATATTAATATTATTTGTGTCCACTTAGTCAGTTTGTGATATGTCAATATCATGGTTGTCACCAACAGTTGTCAAGTTTATTATGTTATCATAAACACCACTTTGTGTGATATCTACGTCTGCGATTGAACCAGTGTGACTGTGAACTAAAGTGTGTCCGTTTACATCTCCATCACCATTTATGTCAATTAAATAATTATTTGTGTCACCGTTTACGGATAACGTTAGTATAGCGGAAGTACCATCAATAGTGGCAGCAACAACGTTACTATCACTTCCTGAGGCACCAGTTATACTTACAGTTGCATTTGAAGCGTCAGCGGATTCTCCAATATCAATATCTAAATCATTTGATGAACCTACCCATACTATTGAGGCGGTTGCTGTAGCACATGAACTAACTGTCCCTGCGCTATCACAATTGAAATCTATATCGTTTGAGTTTCCTGTGACGTTAAATGTTCCTGTAAAAGTTGCACCGTTTACGTCAAACTTTAAAACGTTACTGTTACCAACTTGGTCTATATCAATTGTAGTAGTGGCCCCTATTACACTTGAAGATGTAGTTGAATTACCAACAGTATTGTTTTGTCCGTCTTGGGTAATGTCGAGGTCAAGCGTAGCACCTGATTGTGTCACATAAATATCATTTGCACTTACCGGTAGGGCAAACAAAATCATTATTGCGATTATTTTAGCGTACATTACTTTACTCCTCTATTTTAAATGACCATAATTCCTTTGCAATACCTTCATGTATCATATTAAAGATAGCATGTTCTATTGTAGTTCTTATGGCGTAGTTGACTGGCTCGTTTGTTGCGACACCAGTTTCTAATTCCATGGCTTTTGTACTCATATCTAAGAACCTGAATACATCTCCACCACTGGAATAACTCGCTATAGTTTTTGTTGCTGATACTGTCATCAGGATTTCTCCTGTTTGTACTGCAACTAATCTTAGCGAAACTGTTACTTGGTCTGTACGATATTGTTCACTAATGCCAATACCAAAATATCTTGCACCAACACCACCAGATGTAATGTTAGTATCATATCCTACAATCCCACCCTCTACTAAAAGTCCTGCAAACTTTAGAGGTTTTAAAACGTTCTTTGTATCACTCTCTCCATCATATAGTTCTCTTGTACTTCTTATCAATTGTCTTTCTTTTATTAATGAATCTAAACCTTGTCTTTCTAATACTACAAACCAAGGGTCATTACCACCAACTGCTTTAAGACCATTGATGACCCATGCCTCAGGTCCTTGTGTTACAGCCGTAGATAACTGACTAAATCTTTCATTTGGTTTTCTCTGTCCTGTTCTATCAGGAAAGTTATACACAGCTATTGTAATTTGTGCTTGTCCAAGTTCTGGTATATTATGTAATCTTTTAATTGTATCTGTTTCTAATGTGTATGGTGTCTCACCATAGAATACATCCTCAGACTTTGTACTGGCACAACCAGAAGCAAAACATAAGACCGCTAACACCGCAGCTACGTGTGGAAAAGTTATACTCATCTTAAAATACAAAATCGCCAACTGGCACGGACATAGTTGTTACTGAGCCATCTGGTGATGTAATTGTTAATGTGATTGTTCCTGTTGTTGCATCTTTGACCCAATAGATAGTTGAGCCTTCAACGTCTGCTGTGCCGCTTGTTGGACATTCACCTGAACAGGATTCACCAAACATATTATCTACTAATTGTTTTGATAGATTGGCATATATCCTACTCTCAACGTTCTTTATAAATTTGTTGATTGTGGTATTGTTGGCGTCACGTTCAGCTGCAGCTGCCGCTGACTTAGCGTCATCAGTAATATTCTTCTCTCTACTGTAACGTAATTGTTCTAAGGAGAGAACATGTGTGCTATACCCATTCCCTGAAAAAGATGGGTTTTTAAAACTGTGTGATAATTCGCTTGATGTACTAGGTAAACTCAAAGTACATAATATAAGACTGCTCCCTAGCACTTTTAAAAGTGCCTTGTTCATGCTTATATTTATAATAGGAGGTAGTCTAATATTGCAACGGTAGTAAAAGTTAATAGTATTACTGCGCCAACTATTATACCGTTACTTTTCATCACCTTCAAGTAGTTTTTCTGCATTTCCAGACTTTTTTGTGCCGTCTCTTTGTTCATTTTCCCTCATTTCTAGTACGGTATTCAGTTTTGACCGTAATCTTATTAAGTCATTATCTAGCATTCTAATTCTATCAATTAATGCTATAGTAGTGATTTGTGCTTTGTCTAATTTTTCTATGATATTACCGGTGATATAATTGTAAATAAAATAGATGAAATACCCCATAGCAATTGCTGCTACTGTGGCAAAACCATACTGGTTTAATATCTCTACAATATCCATTAGTCTTTTCTGGCGTCTTCTTTACCATCTGCTCTGGATATTCTATCAAGGTCAGGTCGTAAGTTCAAAGCGCTACTTATTAATATATCAAGTTTTACCATATCGTGGTTCATTGTTTTAATTCTGTTGTCTAAAGCGGAGATTAACATAGTAATTGTTTGTACTTGACCTACAACACCGGATAGTATATACTTTAAAATAATGTATATGAATACCCCCATCACCATTGCAGCTGCAACTGGCAATCCAAAATCAACTAAAATTGTAAAAAATAAATCCATAGTAATGGACTATTTATACAGACAATTGACCTATATCACTACTACCAAATTGTCCTCCTACCCACACATTAAATGCAAGTGAATATCTTTCTTCGTCTGTTTTACTTTCTTCTACACTATGAAATAGATGTGACGGAAACAATATCAAGTCACCATCTTTGACATTTATTTTATAGATAAGTTTATTTACACCGTTGTCGCCACTTAGTTCAAAATTAAATATAGTGCCTAGTAAATTACTCCAGCCATCTGGCTTGTGAAACATGGGCATGCCACCGTCTGTTGGTGCTTTGAGATAGTATATGCCACTTATAAGTGAATGACAATGAAAATGTTTATGAGCGAAGTCACCCTTAACATGTCTATTGACCCAACTGTTGAGTATGGGCCATGTGTAGATATCTTTTATCATCATGTGTTTAGTCACATAACAATGTATATGTTGTTCTATTGTTTTTTTTAATTCTGTGTATTTGTCCAGTATGTAAACGTTCTTGGTATAGTACCCATTTCTATCTGGTATAATTTCCCTATATTCTTCTTGTTTTAACTCATTCAGTAATGTGACCGGTATATTATTTTGATAGACCGGTGTTGGGAATAAATCATGTGCTATGTATTTGTCAATCATAATAGTATATATAAGGGCGCTACGAGAGCGCCCTCATTTGTAAGTGTCTAGCAGGAGAGATTAGTTTAATCGTTAACTAACTTGCTAAAGTAGTTCATTGTATCGTCTTCGTCATCATTACTAGGGGGAGTAGCAATTGGCGCTGACGGTACAGTTTCTTTTACTTGTTCACTTACTTCCTCAACAGCAGCACTTACAGGTGGGATATCAATTTGGTCTGCTGTCTCAGTTTTTCCAGTACCATATACAGTTTTTTCAAATTTCGCTTTTAGTTCATCATAAGATTTGAAATTACTTGGTGCTGAAAACTCTACTAATGGTTTTTGCATTTTCCATATCGCCTCTATATCTTCATCATTCTCTTTTAGTTTAGAGATTGTTTCAAATTCAGATTTGTCATAGTTCCAATAACCATCTACTTTTCTAATTTTTAACTTGAAGTTAGCACCTTCCCAAAAGTCAAATGGGTTGATTGCTTTCTCATCTTCAAATTCAGGTTTCATTGCTTCAGTAAGTTTATCAAAAATTTTCTTACCAAACTTGTATAGAAATACTTTACCTTCATGTTCAGGATGCTTAGGGTCACTCACTACAAGAATATTAGTGAAGTAAGATAACTTTCTCTTACGTTTTCTAGCTATCTCTTTGTCAGCGTCTGAGCCTGTGTTCCATAATTTAGTATTTTCTTCACTAACTGGATCTTTTTGTCCTAAAGTTGTTAAAGAGTTTTCAATGTACCAACCACCTGGTCCCTGAAAAGCATGTGACCATACTCTTGCCCATGGCAGTTCTTCACCTTCTACAGCAGGCAAAAAACGTATAACAGCATAGCCGTTACCGGACTTATCTAGTTCTGGTTTCCAGAATCTATCGTCTCCTGATGAATTGTTTTGCTGAGTTGGTGCTTGTACTTTTTCTAACTCTTTGGTTAGTTTGTCGAAGTTACCACGACTTCGTTTTAGATTTGCGAATGACATATTTTCTCCTTGTATTCGTTGTATTTGTATTGTACTGTTTAATCGTACACTCCTATTTATAATAGTAACTAGGTGGGACTATGGAATTACCCACAATAACTTAACCGGATTCCATCCTATATAAGCTAAACCTTCTCCCTCTTGGTATTTGAGATATTGCCCTTTGTGTTTTCCACAACTGACCTGGGTACCACCCCTGAGAAGTCAAGTTCGAGCCTCTGGTGAAACCCTCTTCCTTGCACTAGTCAAAAAGAGTAATTAGTTCTTTTTGCTATTATATCTATATTATAACACATAATGCGCTATAAGTCAAGCCTTAAATTAAAGTTTTTTTGAAATTCTTCTAAATGCATATATGATACATTAGGAAGACTATCCCATTGAGGCATTCTCTGGGAAACCTGACTATTACCTTCAGGATTCACTTTAATAAACTGTATATCTTTAAATCTTACCATAACACGCCCCATTTGTATAACCCAATTCTGTGGTGTGACGGCACTTTCTTTGTCTTGTAAATAACCATAAGAGTTCTTGTATAGATTATTGATGAAGTCTGATGTGCTGTACATGTCCATACCCAATAGATAACAAGTCTCTGGTTTTTCTTTTTTACAAGCAATGTACATCGCTGTGGCGCCAGATGACCAGCCTGGGTCTTCCGGGCCTGTAGGTTCACCTTCCCAGCCACCAGCATAGTAATCATTCATTACGTCTCGTAATAGTTCTATTTTATCTTTGCCGTATAACCAAGATACATAAACGTTTTCAAAGCCATCACCTTTCCATCTTGTACTGTCTCTATCTTTATTAACGGTAGATTGACCATGTATAACAAAACTTAAATAGTGTCCGTCTGGATTATATTTCCATTCTCTTATCTCAGGACTTTTCATGTTACTTGTTTGTGCTTCTATCATCATGTCGTAGTGTTCAACAGGCATTGTATCCCAACTTCTAAAGTAAGTAGGATTTTCATGTGCATAACCACTACGATATATTTCATGTTCTAACATAGGGTCAACAGCAATCAAGCCGTCTAGTGTATGTTCTCTATAGATTGCATTACAACCCCATACTTTACCAGAATACTTTAACATATCAATAGGTATTTTCTTACGGCTTTCACCATTACCTAATACAAACAAATTACTCATTTTAACTCCAATAAATCTGTGTTCTCATATGTACCAAATGTGCCTCTCGTAAAGAAGTTTGCACCTAAAGCATAACGTGGTGTGTCACTTTCATTTGGTGTTGTTAGATGTGTTACATATCCTGGAAACATAATAACATCACCGGTTTGTACTTTAAATGTCCATGATTTGGCATTGAAATTATTATATCTGTTTATTTTCCAATTAAAGTCAAAATGCGGAAACATATTATTCTTTTCTACAGATAACACTATATCACCACTTTCACATTGAGGATAATAAACCATGGCTAATATACTGTTTGGGTGGGTGTGAGGATGATGTGTGCTATCCTTATCATTTCGTGTAAACCATGTTTGTGTTAAATAGAACTCATTATCAATTTCTAGTGTATTCTTTACAAAATGTTGTCCTGTCTGTAACATAAAACGTTGTACTCTTTCAAGTCCCGGCGTGTTCAATACAGTATGATTTTCACTTATCTCTACGTCCTGACGTGCAGGACCATCGCTTAACCGTGTGCCACCAGTCTCATTTGTAAGTATGTGTAGTTCATCATCAGTTAATCTAAAGTTTGTTCCTGAATGAAAAATAGGACAAGCAGTAAAACTGACTATCTCCGTATTGCTAAATTCAACTCTTATATCACTCATAATCTACGTTTAATACTATTCGTCTTGGTTCTTTTATAGGACTTGTACTTGTATGAAAAGTTTCTCCGTCAAAGAATATACCAGTATTCTCTATAGGGTGTATCTCCATATCTTTTGTCAAGTCTGTTGTTGGAAATCCTTGCCACTTTTGTTTGTATAATATTGTACAGCCATCACCAACGATATAATGTAAAAATACTTTATGTGGTATATCCCAATCTACATGTGGCGGATGAATTGTTTTTCGTTCTTGTTGTAAGAGTAGATTTAATTTTACTCTTAAAATTTTTTTATAGTTTGTCACCTCTTTTAATTGTTCTAATATACTAGGTGCCATGGTAGATGTTTCCTCACCACGATTATATATCTGATGTGTCAACATAGGCACCTCTTTGGTGTTGGGTAACTGTATCGTTGTAATGTGTTTAGGGTCGCTTGTGTGTATGCCTAGATACCAAGGAAAATCCTCACTTATTATATAATCACGTTCTTTTAATGTAAAATTTACTCTCATAACATTTTTCTCAATTCAAGTTTCATTCTGTCTTTGTTAAATTGCACAAAAGGTTTATACTTTAAAATCTTTTGTTTTACTGTAGGCCATACATATGTTTCTTCTATATTCTTATCTAGTGTTTTACTATAGTTCAATAGAGTTTCCAATATGCACATTGTTTCAAGTGTTATCTTTTTTGCCATATACATTTTTAGTATAGGTGGGTGTTGTCTTCTATAACACTTAAATAACTTATCAAAGTTGCCCTCAGTTTTCTTCAACAGTTTTTCCATATCAATCTTAAAGTAATATGTTAAACCATCTATTCTCTTACGCCATTGTAGATAAGAATCCTCATTCATATCTTTAATGTATGGTGTCTTATTGCTTATATAGTTACTGACAAAATAATCAATAATTTCGTCACCGTATTTTCTGGCTGCCTTGACAAAAAAATATCTATCATTTCTCTGTGTGAAGGTTTCATATTTCGCCTTAGTAGTTCCCCCGTACCTGAAAAAATCAAATTCATCTTTAGTAAAATGTAACTTAATAGCAAGGTATTTCTTGTATGCCTCATATCCCTCTTTCATAGTTAGTTACTTAATACGCCTACAATCCATAGTGTACCAAATATTATTAGTGATATTGTCGCTGGTTCCATAATTATACTCCTGGCAATGTTGCCGTTTTTGGAAGAAAATGTAAGTCCTGTGCATTAGACTTTATCTTTTCTTTCAGGTTTCTGTTTATCAAATGGGTAACTTGGTCTGGTTCTATTTGTTTTTCTTCACAATAGTTCAGTACAGCATCCATGTGTGATATCTTTTTTGTAGAGGCTCGTTTTTCTATAACAAGAGCAAATTGTTTAGGTGTCATTTCTGTTTTTCTCCAATAGACGCTCTGTTAATTCATCAGCATCAGCATTTCTCGTTTTGTGTCTTTGTTCATAGAATAATATATGACATATCAATGCATAGTTAGCCATGTCAATCAATGTATCACCAATTGTTTCGTCTTGTACTTTGAGTTCGCCTTGTTTAACAAAAGACATTAACCTACTAAACTTATCACCAATTCTTATCGCAACACTTTGCCATGCCGGTATGCCACCTAATTCACTTGTTCTAAAGTTTTGAAAGATGTCCTCTTTACTAGCATAATCATGTCGTTTGATATTGTGTACTCGTTTCATTTCTTCCAATAGACGGTAAAATTCTTCACTTTGTTTCATTATTTTTCCTCACAACTGGATTATAAATTTCTCTTGTGGCTTCTGAACCTGATAAGTATCCAATACCATATGCACATAGTACCAGAATAAAAACTGGTATCATTACTTCAATTACTTCTATCATATTTTCTCCTTATTTTGTTTGATTAGTTTCTTTTGGATAATCTGGGAAAAATTGCCAGTTTTGACCGTATGCCAAAACACATGTCTCACCGGTCTCTGGGACCGTCATTAATATAGTGCCAGAGTTCCGTATAAAATTATAAGAAATTGTTATAATACCTAATACTTCACTTTCTGGTGTAGCTGATGTTCGTACATCAGCACCAGCAATTGGTACTTCCATAAACAAATTTAAAGATGTTTCAAACATTTGACCTGTTTCTCCACAATAAATTGGTACTTGACGAAGAACTAATTGTGCCGGGTCATAGTATGGATCTGCTTTGGTGTCTGTCCATATTGAAACAATCACTATAAATGTTAGAAGACCTATCAATAATCTTAAATCTTTAATTATTTTCATTTTTTTCTACCCATTTGTAAAAGTCTGTTATAGCGTCCTTCAACTGAGGAAGATAATCTGCTTTGTTCTTTTTAAATACTTGTGTTGTACCTTCTTCCGTTACAACTAATATTACAACCTGTTCTATAGGTTCGCCAAAGTGTTCATTATACATTTCTGCATAAGCACTACCTTGAATAAAGTAGTTCTCTATCCAGTCTTCCTTCTTCTCTCCTTTAGATGTTTTAAAATCTATGATTGATAAAACGCCTTCATACTCAGCAATACAATCGCAACGACCTGCCACGGTGTAGTCTGTTGAGTACATTTGTGCTTCTTGTAGTCTAATATTATTTATCTTTTGAAGTTCAGGTTTTAGCACTTGAAACATCATTCTTGGTAGAAATTGTTTTTGATACTTTTCGTTAGCGTCTATATTTAAGTTATTAAGATAATCCTCTGCCATATTATGTACTGCTGTGCCTCTGTTGGCAGCAGTTATCATTACATGATTAGCAACTTGTTCGCCAACTTTCTTACGCCACTCTATTAAACCTTGTTTCTGTCTAATAGATAGTACACTCGTTATTGAGGGATATACTTCTTTGGTTTCCAGGTGTTCGTAAAATCTTTTACCTGATACATTTTTTGCCTTTAAAGGTGGCATTTCCTGTGTTGGTGTAATGTGATTAAACATTATATAATCCTTTTCTTTAATCTATACTGCATATTATAACACAGTATAGAAGAAAAGTCAAGCCTTAAATTAATTTTTTTGCCGTTTCTGTTGTTTCATCCACACGTCTTGTCCAGCCTCTACCAAATGTTTCAAATGTGGATAATTCTTCGTAGTATTTCTGTCTATTCTTTTGGTAGTTTTCTACAGCATATTCCACGTTAAACTTCTCAACATATTCATTGACTTTTGCTAACGTCATAGGACCTATACCGCCATCTATTGGCAAGGCACCAACACAAGATTGTAAATACTTCGCTGCTCTGCCTGGACCTGCATTGACAGCAAAGTCAAATACACACAGGTCTAAACCTGATGGCAAATCATCACATTTACATTTGTCCCAATAACCTTTTTTGTATATAGGTTCAACATCTTCCTGTGTTAATTCTTTCATATCTTTTGTACCACCAAATTCTTCATATACTCTTTTAGTGACACCAAGATTTGTTTCACCCCCTGGATCTTTTGGGTGATTTACATACCCACCTTCATGGTGTAGTATTACTTTTAATGCTTCTGAAAATTTACTCATAGTGAAGTCCTAACTTTATTTTATTAATCAAGTATGATTTGATAAGACCACTTCTTACAATGTCTGGGATACCAAACTCAATACAATCTACTTCTGGCATCTGGTTCATTATATTTACAAAATCAAGTATGCCATTTCTATCATTTGTCTTTGTTAAATCTGTTTGTTGAATATCACCGGCAAAGATAACTCGTGTATCTTGTCCTACTCTGGTCATAATAGTATCTAATTCATGGAAGTTTAGATTTTGGCATTCATCAACAATAATAACGCCATTGTCTATAGTGATACCTCGTAGAAAACTTGTAGAAAGAAAATCTATCGTGCCTTGGTTTCGTAAATTATTATACAACTGGTCAAATGACCGGTCATCTGGTTGTTGAAACATAAATCGTACCATGTTTTGATATGGCACTTGATAGAGATATGATTTGTCTTCTTCATCACCAGGTAGAAAACCTATGTCTCTTGTTGGCAATAATGAACGGACAATATATACTCGTTCTCGTGGAGATTTAGGGTCTAGTACATCTTTTAATGCATTGTATAAGGCAACAAAAGTCTTACCTGTACCGGCAACACCATATAGAAAAAGATTTTGTCCTGCTTTGTATTGAGCAAAGACTTCTTTTTGTGTTTCTGTTATTGGCTTAATTTCATTTAGTGATGAATTATCTATTGCCAATCTTTTCTTTTTACTTACCATAATATGTCCTTTACGGATTAAGATTAAACTCAGCTTACAATCTTCAGGCTACATATAATATCCCTATAAGTTAGTGCTGTTTAATATCTCAATTCTATTTATTTCTTTTTCTTCCTATACTTATTCAATAATTGTTTAGTTTTAACTTCATTGTTGGTTTTCTTACCATATCTATCAGCCAGATTACTTTGAGGATGTGCTTCTGCAACTCTACTTAGCATTTCTTTCCAACCACCATCAGTTTTACTATCTAACTGTCCTACACTTCCTACAATATTCATTTGTGTTGGTGGTAATAAGTTAATGTGTCTCTTCCTCTTATGTTTTTCCATTTCTGAAATAGACATCAACTCTTCCGTAATCTCGTTGGTCTTTGTATTTTCAAATCTATATGTTGGCATTAATCGTGTTCTCCTCCTGGGTCATTGTCTGGTAGTTTCACTTTATATGGTTTACCATCTGCACCTCTGTATATAGTATATCCTCTGGCACGGTTAGCGGAATGATAACCTTCTTTAAATCTATAAGTTCTTTCTGTTTCTGTAAAAGTAATTACTGTAACAACAATTGCAAGTATTAAAACAAAGTGACCTATAACTGTAAACCCAAAAACATACCATGATGAAAAGGTCAATGAAAAAGTTATACACCACATCCACGCTAGTATCTGTATTATCAAATGTCTAACTTGCATGTCTGGTATATTCTTTAATGGGTTACGATTCATATTCATAACACCTTCCCAACTATCGTACACAAATCTCCTCATAATCCCTCTATCTTATATTTCTTAATTACATTAGTTGATGGTATAACTGTAGAGTTACCACCATCTGCCAGTTCGCCCTTATCATCATAGTTATAATCTGACATGAGTATATGGACTTTCTTGTCTGCCTTCACCAACCAACCTGTAGATACACATATTGCCGGTTTAGAGGCTTGTATATCTTTTAATTCACGCCAACCACTATCGCTCTGTATATCTTCCCAATAGATTAAATAAAAATCAAAGGTGAAAGGTATTGGTGGTTCTTCTTTACGGAATGTTTTATTTTTTGGTTTCACTTATTTTCTCCCCTATTGCATAAACCATAATACATAATGCAATCATAAAAAATAATATTAATCCTAGTAATATATTAGTCATAGACAACTCCTTCAACATACCATTCAGGTATAATACCAAGTTTCCACTTAGCAAAACTATGTTTATATTGTATATAGTAATTTCTATATGCTGTTATACTGTCTTTGTGTTTCACATCATCAGGCATTGCTTGTGTGGGTTGTGTAAATGGTTTGTTTAATGCAATGTTACGAGGTGGATTTCTTAAAGCGTCATTGAGTAACGTATAAGATAAGTGAGTTTTGTTATATCGTAATACAAATTGGTCGTGTAAATGTGACCACATTGTATATAACCAGTTGTAATTGTAAGCGTTCTCACGGCACCATACAGCACTTGGATGATTGACATGACATGCTATATACAATAGATTATCTTTAGTAGGATGTGACCATCTTTTAATTCTGCGATTTGTTTTTGTTCTACCTTCATATTCCGTGCCATCAATGATACGGTGTGCCGTACTCATCAACTGAGCATACTCAACTAACATCTTACTACAATGTTTATCAAGGTGTTGCTCTGCACAAATTTTAGGGTCTTTGTGTAAATAAAATATATTCATTATAACTCCTTCACATCTTGCATTAATAAAATCAATTTCATTTTAAATAAGGCATGCATATCTGGTAAAGTATTTTCTACTTGTTTTAGATATGCTTTAAGAGTATCAACTCTATGCCAAAATAGTTTTTCTTTAGAGTTCATATACACCTACAATATTATGCCTGATAATATTCTTCACTAATTTAGTATAAGTAGGTTTAGAAGCATACTTTGTTAATGTGTCTGCTAATTGATACACATTACCACCGTTTTGTCTCACTTCTCTAAAGTCTTCATATGCCCATACTTCATTAAGTATTCGTACATAATCTCTTACGCTATCACATTTTGTTTCATACACTTTTACACCCCAACCAATCCACTTTTCTTGGTCCCATGTAATTGGTAATAACCAATCTTCGTCTTTGTTAAATGTGCGAATACCAAATAGATTGTTACCTTCGTTGGCAAATCTACTTTTACCCCAACCAGTCTCTAACGCTGCTTGAGCAATAATTAATTCTTTAGGTATTCTTTGTTCTATCGCTACATCTTTGTAGATATGGTCAATACAATTAGATAAAGAATAAACAAATACATCTTTACCGGCATTTGTATTCACAATGTGATTTACTGTAATGATTTTAGGTTCTAGTTGAAGTTCGCCTCTAATTTCTTCACCTTCTAATATTGGTGGTATTGTAATCTCATCTACACCAAAATCGTCACAACCATCATCCGTACAGTCCTGTTTAGGACTGCAGCCAAGTATAACAAAGTATAGACCTAGTATAGTTAATATAGTAGTAATGTATTTCATAAGACCTCCTATTGACTATTTATTGCCTTCTCTAACATGTACTCCTCGTACTGTTCTTCCGTCATGTTTTCAATTAGTTCTTCTTCTTTTAGTAGTGCTAAGTTTGACATTTTACTCATTATTGACCTCCTTCATAAAATTCAATAGTCCCAAACATTTCATAAGATATTTTAGAACATGATTTCATAATAACAATTTTCATTGTATCTCTAACCATTGTATCTAATCTATCAATAAAGTTAGCGGCAGCAATGAATTGATTGCCACCAATAAGATTGGCAACTGTTTCATAATCTTGTCCGTCAAACGGTGTATTGATATATTTCAATAAGTTGTTTTTAGTAGTTTTAATTTTCATAATGTATCCTTTTTATTAATTATAGGTATACTATAGACTAAAAACAGCGATTTGTCAAGTAAAAAAGGTAAATTAAAAGTGTTATATTTCAATAGGTTATCAATTAATTGTTTTTTCTCATAAAATTATCGTCCCAATTAAACGCTTCCTTTATCAAATTTGCTGTTAATCCCTTGTATTTCTTGTTCAGGACATTGTCTTTAGCGTCAATCAATAACTGCGCTTCTTCAGCAGATAATCCTTCTAGGATTTGTATAAACATATTATCTCTTTTCATTTGATTTAATTGTGGATTGCCACCTTTTAATAAATGAAATAGTCTTTTCACTTCTTGTTTTAACCATGTGTGCTCTGTACCTATTGGTGCTTCATTCACTTTATATGGTGGTGCACCTTCTGGTAGTAACCACTCACACTTAGGGTCAAAACTTCCCTTTAAAAACATTCTTAGTTGTGATGTATCATATCGTCTCAATACTTCTAGTTTGCCTGGTTTATCTTTCTTGTTATTAATTTTCATTAATATCTCATGGTAAGACAAAGCATAATTATCAGCCATCTTAAAACTCCTCTATTTTGCCAATTAACTCTTTCATATCGTTGTTAATTAAGTATGTTAAAATACTGCCACGACCTGCAACAGTAGTATTCTTATATGTGTTATATATATCATCTTCCTTTTCGTCAGGTATAAAGTCAAAGTCTATTAGTCTTTGATTACGTTGGAAATTTCTTAAATGATATTCGTTGCAAAAGTCTTTAGCGTCACCACCTTTCATCAATGTTTCAATCCAATACTGCAACTTTTTCTTCATAATTGGCTTTTGTTTTATCTTATTTACAAAAGTGTCATCTGGCGATAAGAAATTAGGAATACCATCTGACGTATCACCTCGTAATATATGTTCCCAAATATACTCTTGTGGATTTTCTGTCTCAACATATTTTTTTTGTATAGGTGAGTATTGAGTTATATTAGGATATTTCTGTAGTTGTTGAAAGTCTTTATCACCAGATATAATTAATATCTTTTGCTTATGTTCTTTTTTACATATGACGGCAATAATATCATCTGCTTCAACATTGTCTAATTGTACCACTTTGTATGGAAAATTTTCTTTGATTTCTTCTTTGATTGTATGAATGAGACCAAACACTTCTACCCAATCTGTGCTACTTGTATCTCTGCCTTCTCTACGTTTTGCTTTGTAATGCTCAAAGATATCTCTACGCCAAGGTGCCGGTCCGTCAATACAAAGGATGACTTCGCCTGGATAATCATTTTTAAATCTATGGACAAAACCACGGATACTATTGAGTATCATGTGGCGTACCATGTTAGGTGAGAGGACATTTTTGTCCTTACTCATTGCCAATTGTACAGCGATATTACTTATCGCTATCTGGCTGTAATCTATCAATATCATTATCTATTTCCTCACCTTCAAATTCTATTTCCATGTCTTGTTCTTTACTGACTATCTCTTTACCAGAGTAATCAATTACAGAATATTTTTTCTTACCTTGAGTTTCTACATACATCATTTTATCTGTGACGTAATGAAAAGGGTGTTTCAAGTCCACTTCTCTATAGATTAATCCTCTAAATGCTTCCATAAATATACCTACATCTAAAAACGTTTTCTGTCCGTCTTTGTCAATACGACCTATATCCATACCTTCGTTTTGTAATGTGCCAATCAGTTGTATCATAATATCATCAGCCACAGCGTCAGCATACTTCTTTGTCTGCTGTTTTTCTATCTGTGTAGAAACAGGTTCTTTCTGCTCTTTAGATAGAGCTGGTATTTGTTTTCCACTTGGAAACGCTAATATTTTCGCTGTCATAACACTACACTCGCTTTGGTTTTGTCCGTCCTGGGTTGGTTATCCAAGACTTTTTTCTTGGTTTTCAACAATTTCTCCAGAAAAGTTAATCTTTCCTTCGTTTATTAGATACTCTCTCAAATCAGTATAACCACCAATGTGCTTGTCATCAATCATTATTTGTGGCATACTTCTTACTTGCTTACCTATCATTTCAAACATTTGGTCAATAGTGACGGTATATTTACCATCTTCTCCCTCTGTTGATTGACCTAAACCGTAAGTCTCATAAGTCATATTAAGATTGTCCAACAATGTCTTTGCTTTCGTGCAAAATACACAATTGGGTTTAGTGAACACTTTATACATATTTTACTCCGTTGCAACCGCTGTCAATTCATCAATGGCGGTTTTAGCATTATTTTTTACTATGTCCCTATTTATATGTTTTTTCGCCTCTGCTTTTATTAACTCTTGCAACTTGTTATACTCACCTAGTGGTAATTGAAGTCCCATATACACCCTATACTGTTCAGTATTAGTTATAGAGATAGAGATTTTCCATTGTTCCCAACCTTGTACCTTTGTTTGTTTTATCATATTAACAATGGTAGATTGTGCTTCAGAGGAGACAATAGTATTACCATCGTCACCTATCTCTTGTATAAAGACACTAGCGTTCTTGTTCATTTCACCATGTAATACATCAGCAAGGTCTGCTTTTGCTATCATGGTTGCTTTGTCCATAGCTAACTGTAAGTCAGGACTTGTTGCAACACCTACACCATATAGGTAAAACTTATCTTTCTTGTTTAGAAGACCTTTATTACCTTCTTTCTCAACAAACCATTTAGGTACTTCTTCAAGCATACCTGATTTGGTTTCTCCCTCATGGTCAATCTTAACTGTCTTAGCACAACTAAGAGTAAACAAAGAGATTAATATTATTAACATTATATTTTTCATTGTAATATCTCCTTTAAAGTGTTTATAAAGAAATTGACTATATCAATTCCTATGTCTGGATATGCTGAAATAAGAAACCCACCTATTATCATACCAAAAATTATTTTAATCATTCGTCCCTCCATGTGCCATCATTATTTAAACATACCTTATTTGGTATATTAAAAAGGTTTTCACCTTTAATATAACGGCAGTATTCAGGCACACTTACACCATTATAATAGAAAGAAGCAAACATCTGCCAGTAACCAGGTTGACCTGGTAACTCACCGTCTCTGCATATCATTCTACGACTTACTTCATTCTCCATACTTTCATCATAGATAACTTCTATAACACAATAAAGATTTTCATTACCCTTTGCTTTGTAACTAAACAAAACAATTGCTAATATTAATGATATTGTCATTACTAACATTATAGGTCTTGGACTATTCATAATACCCTCTCAACTATTTTCCATCTACCGTCAGGCATTTGACATGCTTTACCGTGTTCTGTACTTCTATCTAACGAACCTATGCCAATCATAGGCCAACTATCTTGTATATCAACTGTACTTGTATAGTCAGCACATTTAATACCTTTTACTAGATAACTTCTAGTAACTTTGATATCACCTTTGTTGCCTGTATTGGGATTATGCCATAGTAAATAACTAGATTTACCAGATGGCATATTATTCAAGTGGTCAACAAAGGCAGTTGAATGTATTGTTCTATCACTCATAGAACCACAACTAATTGTAAGCAGTAACAATGGTAGACTAAAGTATCGCATCAACTTCCTGCATTGTTAATACTTTTTCTGCTTCTGTTTCACCAACAGGATCCAGATAATCTTTGAGAATAGTATCATCTTCTTTGTTTGTTTTCTTTGCTGGCCATGGTCTACTACCTTCGTGGGACTGTGCCAAGTTTTCCCAATTGACAGCATGTGGTAGATTTAACGTACCCATTTCTCTTAGGTATGCTGCTTTCTGTTTACCTGTTTTGTATGAATGAAATTCTTTGAGAATATCAGGCATTGTTAACATATTCTCCATCATTTCTTTTTTGTTCATCTTCGCCATAATGTATTACCTTCCTATATCTTTTATGTCTTTACGTCCCACCACCATTGATGGTCCTTTGTTGTAAGCAGGTGCAACAGTATATTGCTTGCTTACTTCTAACTTAACGTTAGAAACTGGTTTGGTGCCCCCGGAGAGATTTGAACTCCCGGCCTGATGATTACAAATCAACTGCTCTTCCAGCTGAGCTACAGGGGCATATCGTTTTAACTTGCCAACTTGGTCTAAGGGTATAGACACTCTTGGTCGTCTTAAACGTCTGTTAGGGTCAATACCCATAGACTTCAATAACTTGTCTTGTTCTTGTTTTGCCTTGTAAAAAGATTTAGTTTTAATAACTCTTTTGAACTTACGAGGCGAACTGTTATGTGTATAAATTAATGCCATTGTCTATATCCTATCATATTTTATTGTAATTGTCAAGCCTAAAATAACCTTTGCCTATCACTATTCTTGTAAATAGTCTTCACAATAATCATAGATAGGGTCAAATTTACTTGTTAAATCAACAGTATCAATTTCACTTACATCTTCATTAATTTTATTATATTCGTTGATGGTATCTTCCATCTTTTTATAAGCGTCTGTTAAAATTTTAGTAACTTTGCTGTCTAAAGTCTCATAAGTCATTTGTTTATCTGTAGTCATACTCGTTCTCCTTAATTGATTGTTCAAATTCTTCTATCATACTTTCGTACTTAGTAATAACATTATCAACAGATTCATGCTGTGATTTAATCTTTTTTAATTCTTCAATGAATTTTAAATAGTCTATCATTATATTCTCCCATAATCTTTTTGTACCATGAACTCACAATCTTGTCCATAGTTGTAAAAATAATCTTCATCAAAGGTGTAGTCATATACATCTTTGTATTTTTTAAAATAGTCCTCATCATCTATAATATAACACTTAGATGAAAAACATTGGTCTTTGTCAATCTGTATCTCATCATAGGACATTCTGTTTTCGTCATTCAATTTATAGAAAGCGTCACACTCTACCTTTTTCTCAGCAAGAATGTACGGTGTAAATTCACTTATCTTTGAGTAAGGTACACTTCTTAGTACCGTCCAAGAGTTATCAAAATGACCACCTTCGTGTTCTCTATCGTAATAACTTCTAGTATAAACTATATTAAACATTAGACAGCCGCCAATGCAAGTTGTTCATTCCATTGGTAAAACCCATACCAAAGGATTAGTGAAAATACTAAATAAAATAATATAATTTTCTTTGTCATAATGTATCCTTTTTGTTATTATTCTTATACAATACACTAAAATAGCGTAAATGTCAATAAAAAAATACAAAAAAGATTAAATTAAAAGTGTTATATTTCAATGATTTGGCGTAGGTGCGACAAGTTGTCAACTAAAATAGTGTAAAAATACCATAAGAACCAGCAGATATGATTAAAATTATAGCACAAATGCCAAAGAATGTGTATATCGCCTCTAATATTTTTTTCATTTGATACTTAGATTAATTACCAGGGTCACTCGTAATTCATCGCTCTTAAAGGTAGGTACTTCATGTACCACACTAGATGGTGTAATGATAAAGTCACCTTGGTCTGTTGGTATTTGAAAGTATTGTAATAGATAAGAATGCTTCTCGTTTCTTATATCTAACTTCTTATATAGAGTTGGTCGTAGATATTGATAGTCTCTACCCCAAGTATGTGAATTATGAAATACTGTGGCTTGATGTTTGTTCTTATTATACTTTAAATAATGAATACAAGTAAAATCACTATCGCCAATATGATTATGTGACCTCATGTATTGTCCTTCTGTCATGGCCGTATAATTAGATATCTGATAAGACCAAGTAAATTTACCACCAATTAATTCTAAATCATTTACAAAACGTGCAAATATATTATTGTAGATAGGGACAATTGTTTTGTATTTTATCTCTTTAAACTTACTATTGCCTCTATCATTGTTACTGTGGTGTAGATTACTATTCACATAAGAATCCTTATCCCATTTGTTTCTGTTCTTAGATATAGAATAATTATGTTCTATGTCTTTGAGTATGTCTGTACTAAATGACTTAGGGTCAATCTTATATTTCCAATAAGGTATGCCAAATATCTGTGTCATAGGTACATGTAATCGTTGGCCAATACTCGTTGATGAAAATGTTTCTCAATATGTTTATCATATCCCCACTTTTGTGGAAAACATAGTGTTGGTGCAATGAAAGTATTATCATTGACATTTTTTAACTTTAGAAACTCGTGGAATACTTGTTCTTTCAGCCACAGGCCACAAATAACAATTCTATCATATGACCTTAATTCATCTGCTGGTATAAATTTTCTTCTTGTATCACCTTCTTTCATTACAAAGAATGGTTGATTTAGCCATCTATCTTCCGTCTCACCATGTGGCTCCATAGATAGATTTATTTTCCAATCTCTATCTCGTACCATATGTAATCGTGCATTGAGATATTCAATATAGGCATTATATGCCACTTGAATACCCTTTTGTGCATTAACAATGTCTTGTGGTATTGTTTGCCACAGATTAACTATCTGTACTAATACGTTAGTGCCTAGTCTTTTATCTGTTAGAGTTACCATAGTGTTTCACCGTATGATTTTTGACTGGTTCAAGTTCTCTATATGGGTCAATGATACAACTACCAGGATTATCCCATGTTTCAGGTATCATACCCTTATCATGTATCAGTATAGTATAGGCACCACCATCTGGTATCTTATCATAATATACTTTTTGACTACCTAGTTTTTCAATATACCAACCAACTAACATAGACGGACTTCCTGCCGTCTGGTCAATACCAGGTTTAAATGCTTTGCCTAAAATGACTACTGGCATTTGATACTTTAAACAATATCGTGCCATATTGGCTGCTTGTTCTTCTCTCGCTTTCATAATAGCGTCAAACAAATCATAACCCATTTTATATCTGTCGTTCAATACTCTTAGCGCTATGTTATCTCTTGGATGACAACCACCACCGTCACCAAACCCTGCTTTCATATAACTAGGTCCCATAATTCTTTGTGTGCTATTCTTCAATGCATCTGTCACTACATCTACATTCATATGACCTACGTTCTCTGCCACATCTTGTATCATATTGACTAATGCCAGTTTAGTAGAAATAAAAGTATTATAGAAAACTTTCAATGCTTCTATTTCTTCCCATGTGCCTATTTCATATCTACAAATTTTATCTAGTATAGGGTCATATAAATCATAGAGTAAGTCAGCGTCATCACTTGCTTCACCTTCCTCTGTACCTATCATAATCATTTCTGGATTTCTCATGTCCCATTTTACGGTGCCTTGAGCAATCAAATAAGGATTGTATATAAATCTACCATTCTTTACTAACGGTGCAATCTCTCGTCTTACGGTGCCAGGTAACATTGTAGAGATAACAACAATCAATGTATTCTCATCAACTAAGTTATCAACATCTTGTACGGCAGTCCGTATAAAAGAATAATCAAAATCTTTAGGTGGTAGATGACTTGTAGGTTCTTTACCGTCATATGCCGGGTCATGTGGCGTTTGTACAGCAATCAATACTATGTCTTTATCTGTACATGCTTCTTTCAACGTGCCAGATAATCCAGGTACATTTACATTTGGGTCATACCCTATCACATCATGTTTTTCATTTAATACTTCAGCAGCGTCTCTGCCTAATTTACCAAGTCCTATAAATCCTACTTTCATAATTTCTCCATACTGCATACTGGTGGCATGCTCATTTTATGTTTGTTCTTTCCTCTCATTGTTCTAAACTTCTCTATAACATGTATAAGATGAGGGTCTTCAACTATCTCACCACTTATATCTGCTTTCATCGCCTTTTCTAAATCATCATAACTATAACCTAGTTGTTGTTCATCAGTTCTACCATCTTCCCACAAACCATCTGTTGGTGGTGCATCCATGATTTTCTTAATGATATCTAAATGTTCTGCCATATGATAAACTTCACTCTTATATAGGTCTGCAATAGGTGATATATCTACACCACCATCACCGTACTTTGTATAGAAACCTACACCAAAATCTTCACACTTGTTGCCTGTGCCTACAACTAATCCATTATTAGATTGTGCTATCTGATATAACATCATCATTCTTAATCTACTGCGGGAGTTCGCAAATGCCAACTCACTATCTGCCCCTATATATTTACTACCATGTTCAAACTCTGTGAACATCTTCTCTAGGTTAATTACTCTGCGACTTACGTTATTAAACTTTTCATCTAACCACCATGTATGTTCTAATGCCAATATATCTTTGTTACGAATAGACATAACAATAGGCATAGTTCGTAGTCCAGTCATTGCACATAATGTTGATGTGACAGCACTATCTATACCACCAGATATGCCTATGACTAGTGTATCAAAATTATGCTTTGAAGCATAGTCTTTTATCCATTTTACAACATGGTCTATTTTAGATGTAGTTTGTATTTCTTTCATATATTTCTTCTCCCATTACTAATCCGTCAACATGACCCATATTTATATATGTTTGCATTGCTTGTGCCGGTGTCTCTACAATAGGTTCCTGATAATTAAAACTTGTATTTAATAATGCCGGTAACCCACTTTCTTCTATAATATTATATAGTGTTTCGTTATGTTCTTTTCTTAATATTTGTGGTCGTGTTGTATTATCCACATGATTAACGCCACCTAAATCTACTCTATATTCTTCTTTGATTATAGCACTTGTCTGCATATAAGGTGACCATTCATTATAATCTAGTAAATATTTACTTGCATACTTATCAAGTATAATAGGTGCATATGGTCGATACCATTCTCTATGTTTAACGTATTCATTTAATTTGTCTCGTACATTAGGTATTGCCGGATTACATAATATACTTCTATGTCCTAATGCTCGTGGCCCACTTTCACTACGGCCTTCATAGTAACATATTATCTTATCGTCTCGTAACATTTTGGCAACATATTTTATATCTGGTGTGCCTACGTTGTAATCTGGTCCTGTGTATGGACTAAAGTATGATGGTGTTCTTGGATTGTCTAGTATATGATGATACACATACAAAGCTGCACCTATTGCCAAACCACAATCATTGGGGAAAGGAGGTACATGTAAATTGGTAAAGTTTGTTCTTTTAATTATCTCTCTATTGGCAATACAATTCAATGCCAGACCACCTGCATAACATAGATTTTGATTACCAGTATATAGATTATTAATCTCTTGTGTCAATCTACCTGTTGTATATCGTTGTAAACTTGCGGCCACGTTTTGACTTCTAAATCTTTTTGTATCAGAAATATCTTCACAATCATTGAATGCTCTGGCTCTAGGGTCAAAGTAATGTGGTTTAGGTGCCTCAGATAAGTCTCGGTGTAGTTGTCCTTGTAGGTCTAAGTTTGGTGTGCCATAACTCGCCAAGCCCATAATCTTACCTGCACCACTACCAGGGTCCCACTCATGTACTCGTTTCATTCTGTAATTATTAAACGTCAATGATGACCACATAGCGGCAATATTGCTTCTGCTGCCTGGTTTATATTCTTCTATTTTATTTCCTACACCCTTTGCACTTGCACTATTCTCACTATCGCCACCACCATCCCAACTAAAAACTGTAGCACTTTCATATGGACTTGTATAGTAGGCGCCTGCAATGTGGCATAGATGATGATTTACTGCCCAACCTTTATCAAACTTTGCAAACTCAGTACCCTTTGTTGTTGGTATAGAATAAGGTGGCATTTCTTTTTCATGTTTAGCACAATAGTTCATTATTGTGATAGGATAATTACATGCAATGTGGTCGACATCTTTCATAGTGATACCACAATGTTCTAATGTCTTGTCTATAAACGCCTGATTATAACCGTAGTCATGTTTAATTCTTGTATGACGTTCTAGTTCCCAGTTTATCAATACCTTACCGTCTTGTAATACACAAGCAGAGGCATTGTGACCAAAATATAAACCTAATATTATCATCTACTGGCAATAATTAACATGTTACCTTCTGGTTCAAACTGCCAGTTTTTCTTAAACGGTCCCATATCATATGTACTCATAACATTTACAAACCCTGCCTGTTCAAACTTCTCATGCCACCAATGTAGACTTTCTCTTATAAAGTGTGACTTATCTAATTCATAACTATCAATAATATATTTCTTGCCATCACCTAGTGGTATCATTGCCATTACTCTTTTACCACCATTGTATAATACTTTTAATTGTTCATCTATTTTATCGTAGGGTACATGTTCTAATATATCTTTACATAGTATCCAGTCATACCCACCCTCAGCACACACTAGTGGCTCTTGCGGTTCTATTACACCACACCACTTACCAGTCTTCGCATCCATTTCATCATATGCATATTGTGATACATCTACACCGTATGCTTTGTATCCTAATAAACGTAATGCTTTGACGGTAAATCCTTTTGCACAACCAAAGTCTAATACTTTTTCACTCTCATGTAAATCCATGTATTTAGCAATATGATGTGCCATGGGTATTGTCAGTTCAGGCATCCATCTATAGTGAGAATACAAAGACTTACCTGTCTCTGCTCCACGTTCATAGTAATCTTCGTTAAAGTATTCTGGTGGGTTAAATAAAGTTTTCATGTTCTAAAGGTTCTCCAAATTCTGCAAATCTATTTAGTTTGCCATTTATAAAGTCATCTAATTGATTAACATTGTTTGTAAATACACAACCTGCACAATCTGTATGTGCGTCAAATTTATGCTTGACTTTCTTGTTCATATAGTCTAGTACATCTGAGGCATGGCATAATTGATAACGTTCATGGAAGTGTTCATAGTTATCATTCAACACCACACTATCACACGGATATACAGTACCAGGTTTGCCTGTTTCTTTATGTATCTCCTCAGATAGATAAGGTCTAAAATAACTTTGATGGCATGTGCTTTGTTTAGGTGCGCCATGTATTTTGTATTGATGAAAAAACCTAGGGTCTTTAACTTGTTTCAATACATTATCTAAACTTCTATGTTGTCTTATCAAATTCTCTTGTTGTAATAAACAATTGGGTAATAGACGTATATATTTACTACCACAAGCGTCTGCCACTTTAGATACTTTCTCTAAGAGACCAACTCTATCACTCATTACTTCGTCTGACGCTTCATGTTCAACTGTGTACACCATAGAATTACCTATCGTAGTCTTTGACATATCAAATTTTTCTAGTGGTAGTCCTATTCTGTTTTCCCAATCAAAGAATACATTGATACTAATTCGTACCCATGTAAACATTTTACATACATCTTCATCAACTCTCTTCCAATAATTCTTACTACCGTTACTAATTAATGCAACTTGTAATCCTTCATTATACAACCATCTTACTAATTCGTTAAAGTGTTTGTAAGCAGTAGGTTCACCCCCACCAG